CTATGTCCTCGACCGTCCGCCGCGCCGTCTCCCTGTCCATCATCGCCTGCAGCTCAGGACTGAGCGGGCGCGGGCAGCCTGCGGGCTCCAGGTAGGCGTCGATCATCACCTTTCCGCCCTCGCCGCATATCTGCTTAGTTGCCAGCTCCCCCTTGATGAGCTCCACCATGTGCTGCGCGTAGGCGAGCGAGTTGTTGGGGGAGAGGATCTTGACGGTGCGCTTGTCGAACTCTGCGCGGTATACTCCGATTACGTTGAACGGTCCCTGCTCCTCTACATAAGACTGCATAGCAACCTCCTGTGATTAGCTGCCAATGAACTCCGTACTCAGCGCCGCAAGCGTCAGCGATCACGCTTCATCGTGTTCCTCCCAATTGCCACATTTGAGGCATACCAGTTGGTAGTTTCTCCCTCCGACATCCTGTATTTCTACCTTGCTGCTCCCACACTTCACGCACTCTAGAATAAAGCCGACCATAACCCCTCCCGTATCCAAAATAGCGTTCCTGTGAGCTGATGGTTAAACCGCTGCGGGTTAGGGGTTCAGTAGTTCGGGGTGCTGATGGATATTGCCGATGACCGCCATATTTTTGCCACGGTTCCAGCCGGGATACTGAATTGCCTTGGTGCGCCATTGCAGCTTAAATTTGGCCCACGCTGCATCCCAAACCACTTCAAAGAGGTATTCATCCGACTCCTCAAGGACATCCCCCTCGTAGACCTCCACGCCGTTTCTGTCGAGGATGCCCGTGAACTGCATGGAGACCATTCCGTGAGATGTACCGCCGATGATGCTGTTAAATGACATGACGCCATCAGGATCGGCAGCAGCCAGCTCCTCGTGACACCACATGATTTTGCTTTCCAAATCCCACGCTCTAAACTTAATAGGTCTCACTTCTCACCTCCTCCTATCCGAAATAGCACTCCGTTGACACTTCCTTACACCTCCCCTCCCGCCCAGCGCGGCAGGGTCCAGCGGGTGAAACTTACTTTGCAATGACCGGCTTGCCGTCCTGGTCTACTCGGACCATCATGCCGCCCTTGCCATCCGACAAGTACTGGACTCCTGTCTTGTGGTCAGTCTTGATTGACAGTCCGGAACGATCGAATCCGGATTTGTCGGAATCGTCAGTCCACCATCCGAAATAACCAGAGACAAACTTGAGTACCAGCGACAATACCAGAAAGATGAGCACGTAATCTGCCAACTCCCTTACAATCCCCCGCCCTATCGCCTGTCCCAATTCTTGCAGTTCCATGTTTCCTCCGGTTCAATCCTGACCGCCTCCAGGGTGACTACTGCGCCCTGATTGCGGCGTTCTGTTGCAAGGTCGCTCGCGGCTTCGATGCTGAGCGGCTGCGGGTTGATAACTTGCCGCGCCGTGCCGAATCCGCTAGGTTGCGGGAAAATGCTAGTCACTATCACGTTGTAGCGTTCCATGACTGCCTCCCTGTGAGGATTTAGACTGCCTGTGTCGCCCTTTCCTCTTCCGCCCGCCTGACACGCTCCTTGGATATCTTCTCCTTGATCGCCATCCTGACGAAGCTGGAAAGGTTCACGCCGAGCTGCCGCGCTGCCTCCCACGCTCCCTCTTTCTCCTCTGCCGGTACCTTGAGCGTAATCCGCCCCTCTTCTTCCATCCCTATCGCCTCAGTACTCATTTCGTTAATCACCTCCCCTCGTTGCTTTATGGTGTGTACTTGTAATCTTTAAACGATTACTTGTCAACAATAAAATAACACCCTGTGTAATTTTTATTTGACAGTGTGTAAGTAAATGATACTCTATTGTTATTAATCAGTTACTTGGAGGTATCGAAATGGACCTATTAAAAATTACCGGCCGTAACCTCCGCAGAATGCGCGAGGAGGCCGGGTTAACCCAGGAGCAGTTAGCCACCATGATAGGGGCTCAGAAGCAAAATATCAGCGCAATGGAACACGGCAGGCGCGGACTCTCCGGCTCCACCCTCACCCGCCTCTGTGAAGTCTTCGCCTGCGCCCCCTCCGAGTTTTTCCAGCTCTCCCCCGATCAGCAGGAGGGGATTGATAAGCTATTGTCAGAGGAGGTCGGGAAAATGAACAAGCAGGGAAAGGCTAAGTTGTATGCCGCCGCTCTTGCCCTGAACAGCTAGGCAAAAATATTTTACTTTATTTTGATTTTTGACTGGACAACGCAAAAGGGCGGGTGTATAGTTGTCTCAAAAGTGAGGGGCAACTAAGGGGATAAGGGGGGGGGGGGGGGGGGGGGGGGGCAATATGAAGAAGAAAATGACCGTATATCAAGTTATTTACCGAAGCGGCAACAAAAAAATGGAAGTCCTCTACAAGAGTTTTTCAGACGCAAAAAAAATTGCCGACGAGCACGGCGGCACAATGACACCGATAGACGTCTTCTAGTCGCCAGCCGGGGCGTTATCCGGCAATGATGAGGGGTTATGAGAGCATATGCATGGTGTGCCAACTGCGGAAAGCCAATATCGTCACGGAGGAAGACCTCAGTTAGTGTTGGGTGCCTGACGTACTGCTGTGAAAAGTGCCGTGACACAGATAAAGCATAAGGAGGAGTGCTACAATGGGCGGTAAAGGTTCAGGCGGCCGCCGCGACGGTGCAGGCCGCCCCAAGGAGATCCCTACGCATAAAATGTCCATCCGCGTGACGGAACATGAGCATGAGACGCTGCGGCAGAGGGCGAAAGCGGCAGGGGTGACGGTGACGGAGTATGTTAAGCTGCGGACGATAGAGGGAGAGGGGTGATGGAGCGACTGATTGCCGCAGGAGTCAATGCGGGTAGCCACGACATCACAGCCGAATTCAGGTCATGGGCTGGGCGTAAGAATCTCATGGTGTCAGATGCCAACTATTACGATCTGTGGGCGGAATTCCTTGATGAAGAATACAACGAGCAGAGAAAAGACAGCGGGCGCTAGGAGGGTGTAGCGCCCGCTTTGCCAAAGGGCGAGGGGAAGGGGTTAGGTTGCCGATACCTTGAACATGCCATTTTTGCGGGCTTTGCCGCCTCCCGCGATCCATGTCGCCCAGAACCACCGTTTGCTTTGCCAGTAACGCCCCTCAGACTCAAGAACGTCCTGCAGCACCTGGGAGCATTGCCAGTTTGACAGCGGCGTACCATCATCCCAACACCCGGTGAGGCATAATTGGTCATGAATCCACCAGCCGCGAGAGGTTATATCCATCGCGCCGGTCGCGCCGTCGCTGATCATGCCGGAAGGGATGGTAATGGTTTTACCGTAGCGCGGGGATGTGTAAACGATTTCCTTGTTCAGCCGGTACTTCCCGTTGCCAAGGATGGTCTGGTCAATCTCGTATGCGGTCATAAAGGGCTCCTGTATCCGAGAACGTCCGAAATGGGGTAGCGGGAGACGCGCACTCCATCCCCCTGATTCCCTCCCACGCAGCGCACAATGCCGTTGCTGATATCGGCATGGTCGCAGAAGGTGACATGACCAGCGGGCGGCTTGCCACGCTTCAAGACCACCACACAGCCGAGAATGGGCTTTTCCAACTTCACGCCCCAATCGAGGAATGAGCGGGCATTGGCGAATCCGGTGCCCTTCATCCCCGCCGCGTTGCAGACCCAATTCGCGAACGACGCGCACCACGGGATCGAGTCCTTGCGTGCGCGGAGAGTGGTGAAGCTGGCATATTCGATGATGCGCGGATTGTCGCCTTCACCCGCTACCTCTTGCACGCCCAATTCGGCGCGGGCGGCTTCGTGGAGTTTCTTACAGGCTTCTTCTCTGGTCATCTATGCCTCCTATTCCGCTAGCGTTAAACCTGGAATATCCCAAAAAACCAGATGTTTCCGCCGCTCAAATCCAGCGTAGAAGAATCCCCGCTGCCGTCCAGCAGTATCCCCTGGCTGTACGTTTTGCTAATTTTGAACGCCATCTTTGTGTCTGGCACACCGGCGTTAGCGACAGTTCCCGCCGCAGGGTCAACGAATTTTACCCGTGTGCTCGTGTTCGCAACGGACGCTATGACGGGTGTGAAGTTGACAGCCCCCGCATTCATCCATGGAAACACCTGGACGCCAATTCCGGGGCAGTAATCATGACTGACAACTACGCTATCATGACCGTAGGCGTCATCCTCGAAAGTTGGCGTAAAATTGAGGTCCTGACCAGATCCGACGGAGCTTACCCACGCCGCCCCATCCCACCGGATTAAGGCATCTCCCGTCAGCGAAAGACTTGCTTTGACCCCCGCTGTACTCAGCCCGACAGTCGCCCCTACGGACATCCCCAGTCCGTTGGCGAAGCCCTCGTCAGGACCGGCGACGAACGAGATCACCTTTGAGTACGTTTTGGCAAAGTTTATGGTAATGGTACTGCCTGCCGCAGTGGCGTAGTCTCCCGAAACGCCTACAGATGTATGCGTGCCGTTGGAGATGAAATTCCACTTGGTTTTATCGACGGCATCCTGAACGATAGTGCCGGCTACTATCTCGATTTTCTCCGACCGTAGCCCATCAGCGATAGGCACCCCGCCGACGTATCCGCCGTTTGTGAACAGTGCCCGCAACTGCGCAGGAGTCGCCGTCCCGGCAATCTGAGACGCGGCACCCATAAAGATGAATGTGCTGTCCGAGTTCACCACATCGCTGTTAACCACGTAGCCGTCAGCGGAGTAAGGGACCATTACGGTTTTACTTGCAGCGGCAGCGGCTGTAAATGCGGCGGTGTCATTGGTCGCGCCGTCACCTGAAGCACCGAACCACTGAACATATCCCGCACGGCCACTCAGTGTTACAGCCCCCGCACCGTCAAAAACCTGGTACATCCCCGCCTCAAACGACCCGGAGACGGTGAGCGTTTGGCCCGAGTTCACCGTAAGCATCGCCCCCGGCAATGCCTTGACTTCGGAGGAAAGTGTTAGCGTGTCCACTACCCATGCAGTAGCAACCAGCAGCAGCTTTCCGGCGGCAACGGCGGCGGCATCTGCCAGTGCCAGCGTTGCATAGGCCCTAGCGTCGATCCATGGCCCTGTGGTCATCTCGCCAGGGGTGAACGTGTCCATCGCCTCCTGCATGTACTCCAGATTTTGGTTGAGGAGTATGAAAGCGTCCCTGAGAGAGCTCCCCGTACCATCATTAGCCGAATACCCCACATTCACCAGTTGCATAGAACCTCCCTAGTTAAAAATCACGTAGTCAAATGTTTCAGTACCCGCCGCCGTGAGATGCGTAATAGTAAAACTGCCCGCGCCAGTCGCACTCACGTAGCAATCCAACGGGGGGAATGCGGAAGACGTGGATTGCAGCACGACCGCTGAACTGGCTGTACAATCCGCACTTGTGACGGAGGTGGACGTGCCAGCAGTCAACGTGCCGCTTCCGTAGACCGGTAGTGCGATTGCCGGTATCTCCAGGCTTGCCGTTGTCACCTCATGCACCAGCGTTGCGGGGAGTGACCGGCCATTGCTTGAGTTCAGGGCGATAACGCCGAATGTGTACGTACCAGGCAGGATGTTGTTGAATGTGAATGTGGTATCCGAAATAGCCGCTGCGTAGTCGATTCCGTCGAGCTGCACCACGTACCGCGTTGCTGTCGCGTCATTGCCGGTCCACGACAGCACCACCTGAGAGCGCGACGCTTGCCCCGGCTCCGTGATTGCCGTCTCATTGATCGCCAGTCCGGACGGCGGCGCAATTGTCCACGGCGTAGGCAGCACGACCGGCGCGGGCGTTGTCGGGGAGACGGTCAAATCATCGTCCCACTCGTAAATTCCCGCATCCTCCTGCCTCAGTTGCAGACCCACGCCGCCCGTTGCCGAGAACGTCCATTCCGCCACTCGGAAGGTTGCGCCGGACAGCCCTAACTGCGCGTTGTTCACGGCGACGATAGCATGAGCAGGGATCTTGAACGCTTTGAGGTTGCAAGGATAGTTCAGTCTCATTCCGCGCCTGGATCTCTCCATTGCGATCCGCGCCAGCCGCTGCGCCGTGGTGATCGAGGTCGTGAAGTTGAGGGACATGCTCATAGAGAGCTCTTCCCCGCCGTCCTCGGCCTTGTATGCCGCACTGTGGACCACTGGAAAGTCTTTGCTGGCCCAAAGATCGGTCGGGTCGAGAAACTGCCCTCTGACGGTATTTACTCGCTCGTTTTTATTGCTTCCGATGGAATACTGGATGCCGCCGTTAAGCCATGACTCGTCAATGGTGACTGGCTCAACAGGGTAGTATGCGCCGGCGTAAATGTGCCACTTGCCCTCCCGATAAATCGGCGTGCCAGCCATCGAGGAGAGAATGCTGTTGAGCAGCATCGCAGGAGTCCCGCCGAGTGTCAGTGTCCCGTTGCATGTGTACCTTTTTTCCAGTGTCGGGTCGGTTGCGCTTTTCGGTACCATCTCGTCGCAGATATCGGCGGCTGTGGCGATGGAGTCCCAGTCAATCTCATCCTCAGTGCACCCCATGCCGCCCAGCTCTTCGGGGAGCGCCATGTAATAGCCCGCGCAGAGGGCGGAGTTATCGCTCCATGCCGTCAAGCCGGTTCGCGGGTCGTAAACCTTCGCGCCCCTGATGACCACTTTGAGTATCGGCAGGCCGGAGGGAAATAGCGTATCGTCGTAAGTGAACTTGACGTAGGAGTAGGCGCACCCTAGCAGCTTATGAGCGTCGGTCCATATCGGACTCGTACCCGTAAAAGTGAACTGAACAGCGGTCCCGTCTGCCGTCGCGTTGACGGAAAGGTCCACATACGCCGCCCCAATCGCCGTAACGGTCGTGCCGGCAGGGACACCCTCGCCCGCTACCGTCATCCCGACAAACAGGTTCGCGGTGTCCGACAGCCCGCCGACCCGCGCCACGCCATTGATGGTGTTGCCGGTATAGGTGTAGGTCCGCGCGGCTTCCGCAGAGTCGGCTATCAGCGCAGCACTGGCTTCAGTTTGCGTGCCGTCATACTGCTCTATCACGGCGTTAGTGCCAAAAGTGGCTATTAACCGGTCATCAAGGTAGACCTCCTCAAATCCGTCCACCTCATGACCGGTGTGGGTAACTACCAGATGGAGGAACTTGTTCTTGTCGCCGCCCGACTCCGCATAGGTCATCTGCCCCGCGACTCTCGCCCGCCCGAATATCAGAGTTCGGGGAGTGGTAGGACTATTGGTCAGTGTCTCCCTGTCGCGGCGAGTGTCGGGAAGTATCCACTGCTTGATCATGTCCCACTGCCGCGCCGATGCGTTCCACGCGAATTGATGAGCACCTAGTCCGCCGCCGAGCGCGGCATTAAGGGCCATCTTCCCGTCAAAGTTGGTAAAGCGCTCGTGCACGTCTTTCCACGAGTCTTTGATAGATCGGTGCAGATCGCTAAAAAATCCCATCGGCTAAACCCTCGGGTCGGGCAAAAATGCTGCCCTCGGCCATATCAGCTTTTTCTGGCTCAGTTGCGGGATGAACTCGAAGCCCTTGTCGCCTTGGCCGGGAAATAGCTTTTGCTGGTCCGCGTCGGTATAGTTGATCTTCCGTTCGCGCTCCCAATCTGCCAGCCGGGACTTAGCTGTAAAGACCACGTTGGCCCCGTTGCCGATTGAGCCGGATATGGAGTCAAGGGAACCGGTGAAAACGAGCGTGCACAGGTCCGCGTCGAACTCCCCGCCCTCACTGACTAGCGCAATGTATATGCGGCACTTGCGCCCCAAAAACTGCACATCCACAAGCGACGAAATCGCGTCGGCATGGACCCCTGACAGTGTGATTGTGACGCTCGATGACTTGGCGCCTGGGGTCTCGGTAATGCCCGACACGCTGCCAAGCCGCCCAGTTGCGGAGTATGTCACGCCGTCGAAAACGATGTCACGAAATCCGCTGTTCATAGCGTCCGCGCCTGAGTCTAGGTCCATCCGCACAAGGTAGATAATCCTGACTACAGGCTCGACCAGCGCCGCCAGCATTTGAGCAGTGAGCGCCCTCATATGTCCGTCGCCTCCACCACTGCCACACTCATGGCGTAGATCGGGAGCGGTGATGTGCTCCATCGCGCCTGATCGTCATCGGCAAGAGCCATGACTGCTGTCGGGTTGGAGATTGTGACATCCGTGCCGGTTGCCGCGCTACGGGGAGTCGGCGCAACAGGGATAACCGCCACGCCCGATACTGCGTCAACGTCCTCTGTGACCATTTTCAACTCCCCGTTGATTTCGATGTAGTCGCCAGCGGCAAACGCTACCGGTGCCACAGTAGCAGCGTCAACCGTCACTCCGTCATAATCAGCGGTGAAGAGGGTGCTGTCACATGTCGGCACAGGGGATACAACGCCGCTTACTGTCACGGTGCCGTCTGCATTGATCGCCGTCACGGTGCCGCCACTGGTCGCGCTGCCTGTGCGGTCAACCCTTGGGGGTCGGATTCGGAAGCGTCCCGACCTCCCGCGAAGCGATACCAAAAAGGCGATAAGCGCCCGCGCCTCTGCACCGGTTTTGTTCGAGAATGTCAGCACACCCGCCCACCTGTCACCGGGGAGCGCCACGGTCTGCACTACGCCGTTTAGCTCAGACGTGAATTGCTGAGTGCGCGACTCAATCGACCAGTCAGCGGCGTTGATCTTGACAGTAGAGGGAAAATCCTTGATCGCCATTAAACCCCCTGGAACTCGCCGCTACGCATGGCGGATTTGACTCCCTGGATGGACATCTCGATCATGGCGGGAGCGAATCGCTGAATCTCTGCCCGCACGGTGTCAGCCACGCCGGTTGAAATCTGGAATACCTGTGTCACTTCCGCTTTCCCGCCCTTCGGCACGTACGGCGTGATATATCCGCTTTGGTTGGGAGTGAATAACTCAGGGCGCTTCTCGCCGACGATATAGGTCTGCCCCGCGTTGACTGGCCCGCCCATCTCCCTACCCTCGTACCGTTGCGCGTCGATAGCGGCTACCTGTGCCATGCCTGCGCCAACAGCCACCGCTGCGGATGCCACGCCGAGAGCCACGCCCCATGGACCGGGAGCAGCCTTGACGCCGCCCGCAAACGCTGAGGAAGCCGCCATATAGGTGTTGATAAGGGCAGATGCTATAGCAAACTTCTTGCCCGCCTCAAATTGATCCTTGCTGCCCTGCTGAAGGATTCGCCCGATGGTGTCCATGTTGTCGCTGATAATCATTGCCGACTCGCCCCACTGCGCGTTCTCAAGGGCTTTCTTCTCGGCGATGTATCGCTTGTCTATGGCGATGCGCTGGTCTGCATAGGCTTCGTACTTAGCCAGTCCGTCAGTGGTGTAAACGTCCTGCGCCAGCATCAGCTCGTCAAGCAACTCCTGTTGACGGTCGTACTCTGCCGTGAGCATGGCGGTCGGGGAGTTGGCTGATATCATGGCGGTGTCGCCTCTGATGGCGGACAGCTCTTGTGCGGACGTTTGCGCGGCTGAGTAATCGACAGGGGGCAAATTCTGGCTGTTGTTGCCGTAAAAGAGCGTTTCCCCCAATCCGCCTAAGCTGAACTTGGGGGAGGATGTGGAGGGGGCTTGAAGGAAGTCGCCGCTCATCACGGATTGCCGCAGTGCCAGTTCATCCCACTTCTGCAACTCTTGTTCGAGGAGTTGGTTTTGCGCGTGAAGCAGATCGTTGTTCTTTCTCAGCGCGTCGGCCTTTTCCGCTGCGGCTTTCTTCGCCCGCGACGTTGCCGCTCTTTCCCTCTCTGCCGCTCCCGCTGCCACCTTTTCAGCCGCCGCACGACTTGCGTTGATACGGTCCTGCTCATAACGCCGGTCAGCTTCTGCGCGTGACCTCTGCGGATCTGCACCCCCCGATGCCGAAACGGCGGCTGCGGCTTGGCTGGCTGCTATCCGTGCGTCACGTGCGGCAAAGCTGGTACTCTGCCCCGCCTTCGGGAGCGCGAACCTGTCGCCAACGGACCCTTGACCGGGAAGAAGAAGCCCAAGGTTAGCGGATGCGTTGTGAAAGCCCCAATCGCCCTCCCTCATCTGCTTCATCGCGCCCGCCATAGCGTTTGCCATCTCGTTTATAGCGGGGAGTGCCTTGGACCCTATCAGCGCGGCGGTTTCCTTGACCTCGTTGTTAAACCGGTTGATACCGGCTTGACCCTTTTGTGATGCCTCTTTTGCCGCTTCGCCATACGTTTTGTGCAACTGTTCTGCAAGTTTCGGGAGGAGGTCGGCGCTCATGACCTTACCTTCCGCCATCATCTTCATCAGCTCGGCGGTGGTCATTCCCATAGCGTCAGCGGCAAGCTTCATTGCCCCCGGCAAACGCTCCCCCAACTGGCCGTTTAACTCCTCAGCCGAAACCTTGCCCTTAGACATCATCTGCTGTAGCGCGTAAAATATCCCGCTGGCTTCGTCTGCCGACAGATGCAGCGCCGTAATCGCCTCAGACACGCCCTCAAACACACGCCGTGCCGCCACACCCTCAATGGATGTGTTCCGAGTCGCGGCAAGGAATTTACTGTACTGAGTGGCTGTTGACTGGAAAACCATTCCCATTTGATTGGAGAGGTTGCGCACATATCCGATCTGCTGCGCTGCAAGCTGTGCGCTGCCAGTCGATGCCTTAAACTGCATGTTCAGCTTTTCAGCCGCCAATGCCGCATTGACCGTCTCGCGGGTGAAGGCGATAACGCTGCCAACGGTGAACGCGCCAGCTACCGCGCCCGCCACGCCCGACAGTGACCGCTGCACCATGCCCACGCCGCGGTCAACGTCCGCGCCCATCCGCCGCATGGTGTCCTGCGTCGTGCGGTTGGCTTGCCGCATGTCTGACTCGAACCGAGCCATATTCGCGGCTATCTCGACGATTAAGGAGCCGATTTTATCTGACATTCTTGGCTAACTCCTGTGGGATGCGCTTTATCAGGTAGTCCTTCGTCGCTTGCAGTGCGCGTTCTTTATTCTCGTCCCATGCGGGGCGCATGAAGGGTTTGGCGGGAACATGGCCGGTTGTGCCTGTACCCGCCTTGCGCTGCGTCCGTGTGCGCTTCTTGCGGGCTATGGCATGGCCTTTTTCCACGAATCGCGCATACCAGTAGCGGTTGGAGACGTAGGCGATTACGGAGATGGATGTTGAGCCCTGCCCCTTCTTCAGCCGCTTAACCCTGATGCCCTTCTTCTTGAGACTGCCAGGCTGTATCAGCTCGCGGCCCTTACTGCCTTTCTTCCCGAGCCAATGAGACTCTGCGCTGACGGGACACTTCGCCTTTGCCGCCTCGCGTATTACCACCGCGCCCGCCCGCATCGCGCCAAACATGACGTTTTTGGCGACACGGTTGGACAGTCCCAAAAGCTCCCGCTCAAGGTCCGCCATGCCGCTGATTGAGACGTTGCTAGATTTGATGTCGCTCACAGGCCAAAGACCTCTTTGTCGATCCTGTCAAACCGTTCCTCTTCGGAAATTTCCGGCTCAGGCGGGCGCTCAGTGAACGCCATGAAGTCAACCGGTAACAGCGGCTCGTCCCGGGTGAAGTGGGCGCGGTCGAGGAGTTGCATCATTCGCCCATGCCTCAGCTCTTGCCGGTATTCGCCCCACGGTTCGATTGAGTAGTAGGCCTTCCACTCGTCAAGTTGCCGCGCTGTCAGTTGCCGCAAAAGCTGGTCGGGATGAGAAACCCCTAGTTGCAATGCCAACCTGAACAGAAAAATCCTATCCGGTTGGCTCTTTAGTTTTTTACCGTGTCGCCGCCGAGCCCGTTGATCCTGTTGACGGCATCCACCAGCTTCCGGTATCTGGCACTCGCACCGGATTTGATCGCGTCGGCGTCGGCATCGTCAAACACCCGCTTTCCTTCCTCGTCCACAATGCAGCGGGCGGTGAGGAGTGCGGTAAACTTCGTGCCGTCGAACTCGCCAGCATCGTTTTGAGACAGCGGCGAGTTGTAGATGTCGAGGTATTCCGGCGCGGAGATTTCGGAAACGATGACCTCTCCCGCGCCAAACGGGATGCGCTCGGTTTGCAGTTGCAGTTCTGCCAGAATTGCGGCTTTGTCGAGAGCCATTGATTACCCTTTCTTGGATGTAGTAACGCCGCCCCGGTTAAAGGGCGGCGACTGGTTAGGACTTGGTGACTGTGCCGGACCGTTTCAGCTCCACGGACCCGCTGACAACGCCGTCCTTCGATGCATCCCCGATTTTCGGGAAGCTCTTGACGAAGGCGTTGAACGTGCGAACAGGGGTCGAACCGGAGGGGTAGGTGACTTTGAACGTTTTGACCACGCGAGCGTCAAACGCCGCCTCCATCGCCGCGAGTCCCGTATCGGAATCGACACAGAAAACGCTCATGGTGACGGTGCCGGTATCGGGCAGCCCGGGGAGGTATTCCTTGGTCGTGCTGTCCAGGTCGGTCACTTCGATGTCGGGGGAGGTATCGGACGTGCCTTTAATGTCGGTGAGTTGCCCGACCTTGACCCATGCGGAAGGGGTCGCTGTGGTCACGCCGGTGTCGATGGTAATGGTCTTCCCGACCGTGTTGATGTCGATTGCAAACGTGTCATTGGTCGCGCCGGTCGCGTAGTTCTTGACCACGGCGGTCTGCCCGTTGAGCGTTGTGGCGTCGGCTCCGGTGAACCCGGCAAGCGCGATGACGTCGCCATTGGCAACGCCTGCATGTCCGGTAATGGCAAGGATGGTCGGATAGCCTGCGGTAATGGCGGTGAGGACTTCAGGGGTCGCTGCGGTGCCTGCGATATGCAGAGTGGTACCCTGGGAGGGGATAGCTGCGGTTGACATTTTGAACTCCTTCTGACTTGTCATCACGACAGTCAATCACGTTGCGAAATATACTCTCTCAATGAGCGGTAATCAACTTAATTCATTGTCCATATTGCGAAATCCATTGTTACGCGGTAGAGCTGAACCTCTGACTCAAAGAGGTCGGTGGCTGATAGAGGGAGATTGGTGAAGTCGGCGGCCTGCATTGCCGCTCCGATGCTCTGCTCCAGCACCTTCGCTGCGCCGTAAGTGTCCGCGTACACGTCAACCTGTACCCGCCGCCTGTTTGTGCCTGTCGGACCGTCTAGACTCGTTTCCGGCACTGTCGAAATCACCTGATAGATGATATACGGCGATGCCGTCTCCTGTGGCGCAATCAGCGGATAACAGCGGTTGGCGACGAGTGCGCCGAGTATGGTTTGGATGTCTCCCTCTACAGCCACGCGGTGCCTCCTAGGTCATGGTCAACAGGTTCGCAATCGGCTGCGTGAGGGTGCCGCCATTACTGGCAGTAACCGGAGCCGCTGATGCATCCTTGACGCCGACGAGCTGAGAGCCGGTGATGGAGTTGGTGGTGTTGACCCAAACGGCGCAATAGGAAGCCGTCAGCGTCTCCCCTGTGCCGGTGGTCCATACCACATCCGGGCAGTCGATAGCCGCGCCGGTCGCCGTCATGGTCCCGCACGTCTTCCCGCCCGCAGTGTACCCGTTGGCGGTGGAAAGCTCCCCGATGCCGGTTGCCGCGTAAGTGGTCGATGCAGAGGTAAGCGCGCTGCCGGATGCGTTGTGAAGGGTTGCGAAGTAGTAAAGTGCCGCGCTAGGTGCGCTGCTCATCTGCGCGGCACGGATGTTCTTGCCGCCTGCTGCTGCGAAATCTGCCATGGTGATGCTCCTATGCTAAGAGGTTGAAAGTTCGTATGGTCCCGTCTACGTTCCGCAGTATTCGCACGTCACCATTAGGCGCTCTGATCTGGTTCGCTGCCGTGGTCACTCCCGACAGTGCGCCGAGTCCGAGCGTTGCGGGAGCGGTGAGTGCCAGTGTGCCGAGTGAGGCGTATTCGACGCCGGAAAGGGTGTCTAGTGCGAGGATCGCGGAAGCGGTGAGGGATAGTGTGCCAAGGGATGCATTAATAGGAGTGGTTTCCGGTGCAACAATCCCTCCGGCGTCATACTGGTAGACCACCCCTTCCGTGTAACCTGTGCGGCAACTCTGACCAGTGGGGTAATTATCCACCGCTATGCCGGAGTACCAGAGCCGCATGGTCATCTCGCCACTATCCGCCGTCAGCGTAAAGCCGGATCTATAAATGCCTACATCGTCCCAACTTCCGCTCACCGGTCCGAGTACTGCCGTAGGTGCCAAGGGGTAACTGATTGCTGTCGGGCCAGACAAGTTGACCACTGCATGGAACAGACGGCAATTTGTCAGCCATGACCCGGCAGGCTGTGGATATACATTCGCATTAATCAGCAAATCGACCTGTCCAGCAATCACTGGATTGAACTGGGCTGTAATGTGATTAGGAGCGAATCCGGGGTACGCAGCGGTAAACTCAGCGACAGTACCCAGATACTGCACAGCTCCCCACGTAATGCCGTCCACCGAAAAACGATAAGTGATTCGCTGATAATCTGCGGTTTTAGCAGAGAGGTAGGTGGTATCCTGCACCACGCCGAACATGTGCCAGTGTGTGGCATCCTCGCGCACTACGGCGGGAGAATTGGAGTACAGGATAAGCCCTTCCCATGGTAGTACGCACGTTACCGCAGAAAGTGCCCCCGCAGACGAGTATGTGCGCCTCATCACGCCGGGGCCGGGGGTGACAGTGCCGGTGTATCCTGGTGCTGTGGTCTCGTCCGTCCTGACCCAATAGCATACGATCTGGTCGCCTACGGGGTCGTAGATGATTTCGGCATCTTCCGCCACAGGCCCCATTGTTTCGTCTATACTGTCATACCAGCTAACGTCATCCATCCAAAACTGTAAGGTCCAATCGACATTATTGTTCGATGCATAGACTACCGGGTTCTCAGGTATGATAGTGGTCATACCGAGCCAGTAACGATACCCTCGCCACTGGTTGATTGGATTGCCGGAAAGATCGTTTACCTGTGCGAAGTCAATAACTGACTGATGGACGCTCTGAATATCAGACTGTGCAGAAGTCCCATAGTCTGGATGAGGCGGATTAATTGATGCAATCCACGATGCCGCATTTTGGAGTATGGTTGTCATGTCATCTCCTTACGGTATCGGGATGGAAAGGTTGTCAATGTGCATTGCCCCGGCGAGACTGGTTCCGCTGAACCGGATAACGCTGCCGGAGGGTATGGTTATGGTGTAGTTAGCGTTAGAGCTGCTATAACCGCCAGTCAACCCTACCTGTACGGTATCCACGTACACCTTGACATAAACAAGTTCCGGCGAGTCACTATCGTGTCTAAGACCAAAACTAAGAGTCCCAGCCGCGATGGGCATGGGGCGTTCTATCCAACCGGTCCCCTCTGATGATCCGTCTCCACCTCCTAAAGCAAAGCTATTAGGGGCACTCCATGCGAAGGTATTGGCCACACGAGCGATTCCATCGACTCCCGCCGTCCCGCTAATCCATTCATCATAAGTGGTAGCGTTGGTAGCTGCGAGATCCCAATTTTGGGTATAAAAGTTGGTGGATGCCGCAACAGGTGTCCCGCTGACCTCTGCCGACTCCACCGAACCCGCCCCGTTGATAGCCACGACGCTGTAATAGTACGCGGTCCCGTTGGTCCTCCCTGTATGCGTGTACGGGAGGGTGACACTGGTTATCGTGTTGCTGCGGGTTCCTGCTACGGTACCCCATTTGAGGTTGTAGGAGGTAGCGCCGACGCCGCCCGATATGAGGGCGATCACGTTTTGAGTGT